AACAGGTAGATAAGAAACTTCTGAATATCTTAAAGTTAATTCAATTGTTGCTTCTGCTGAGTCTGCATAATCCAAATCACCGAAATTTACTGATTGTGGCCATACAGAGTCCATTAACCAAAATTCAAGTGGTGTTCCACATCCGTCGTACATAGTAAGTAAAGCTTGTCCTCTCCATCCGGCCTTTTCTGACTGTCTAAGTGTTGCGGGATTTACGAAGTCGTATACCGAAACTAACCAGTCATAAAGAGGTTGTGACAAACGATCTGCTACATCAATGTATGAAACAGTAATTGGTTGCCATTTACCTTTTCCCGGAATCCATGTCACTCCATTCAGAAAATTAAGCTCTGTCTCATCGACATCTAATTGAGGTCGAGATGCAGTCTTAACGAACCACTTTGGAATCAGTCCACAAGGGGTCTGAATTTCCAATGTGTATCTAAACTTTCTTTTGAATATTTTGTCGGGTTGCCCAAGCAGCCCAATTCCCATATTGGCCATTCTTGCCTCATTCTTGAAAGGAATTTTGCGGGGCTGATTTCAGCCCCGCAAAATCATTTTTGATTATCCGTCGAACGGAAATTCTGTGTTGTCAGCAAAGCTTCCTGTACGGTGGATTGAGAATTCAATAAAGATAAACTCAGCCGCACGAATAGGCTGGACGCCCACTCTCGCTCGCATTTCGTTTCTATCAATAACATCTGGAGGATTGAGTTCTGTGTCACATTTGACTCGGAAGTCGTTGACACCTCTTCCCACCTGAATTTCTTGCAGAATTGCCGTGGCGATTCGAACAAACTTCTGTCGAAGGATGTCATCATGTGGATCGAAGAGCAACTGTCTGGATGCCGCACGGATTCTCTTTTCGATCACGAACATCAATCGTCTGACGTTCACTCTATCGAGAGCCGTTGGGCGTCTTTGCAGTGTCTTTTGACCCCAGATAACAAAGCCTTGGAAGTCCACGAACTGGACGATTGGGTTAATAGCATTTCTGTAACCGTACATCAGGTCACGCTCTTCGAGCGTAGGACGACTGAATACGTCAGTAATACTTGGTACCACACCTCGGGTTACACCAGCAGGGGCGAACCAAGGAGCCGACAAGCTGTCGGATCGGGCAATCGTGGCCATTACTGATCCAGAAGGTGGAGCCCAGATGTCAACTCTATTGAAGTTGTCACGAAGCTTAACCCATGGCCAGTAAAGAGCACCAAAGTCATTATCGAATCTTGTTGTGTTTAGTGGGTGACTACCATTTTGCCAGTCCACAATCTCTTGTACTGTCAGTCCGAATGGTGGATCAATAATAGCCAAGCAGTCCTGACGGACGTTCTGGCAAAGGTCCAACAAAGAAGTTACAACTGAGGTACTGGAGTGAGCCGGAACAGCAATCAAGTCGATGTCGATTTGTTCTGGTTCGCTCAAGGCAAACATCCCGGTAAATCCGAGCTTGTTACCGATGATCAAAGCGTCCTGATCATCTGGGTCAGAAGGAATACCATCTGATCCACCTGTTAAGTTGTAAGTTCCATCCAGTGGCGATGCACTATTTGCGATGTTGTCAGTTACTCTGATCCAATCTGAGACCAAGGCAATGAATGTTTCAACATAGAATCGAGAGTTTTGATCTTTAACCAAAGCTCCCCAAGCTTCCACTTGGACTCCGTTGTTGTAAACTTCCATTTGCCAGTTGCCTTCTCGAATGTTATTCTCGATAACAACTTGCGTTTGGTTTCCGTCAATACCAGCAGAGTCGGCATTGATTGTGAATGTTAGAGCACCTGCTACAGCAGCAGCACCGTTTACTCGACCGTATGTGTCAATTGCTACGTCGCCAGCAGTTCCAATTGGGCTTAAGCCTGCTTTGGTAACAGCTTCGAATCCGAAGACTCCAATAGCTGTGCTGTCTGGTTTAATAAGCAACTTAGCATCTCGACCGTGATGATCTGTTGTGAATGTCAAGTTATCGCCAGTTGCAGAAGCCGTCCAACCACCCGGCAATGTTCCGCCGTTTTCGGTTTTCTGACTTTCAATTTCAGAAACAACTGCTGATAGAAGGTTGTCTTGCCCTTCAAGAGCTAACAGGTCAATAGTTTGAACTACATTGTCAACCAAAACATTGTCTGTACCGTCAATGACGATCTGAATGTTCTGACTTGTAAGTCCTGTAAGATCGTATTCTCCAGCCGCTTGATAAGTTGCTGGGAATCTATCCTTACTTCCTGTTATTGTGGCTTGCGTCATGCCAGTACCAAGACCGGATACGTTGCCACCGATAACCGTTCCGCCATAAATGGCGTCTTGAACAGAAACCATTTCAAGTTCGGCATCTGGGCCAAACGAGAATGTTGTTCTAACACCAATTCTTGCGTCAAGTGTATGACTGAAGAATTCGATGCCATCGATGTCGCCAGTCAATTGCAGATTCAAATCTTCTGCAAGTTGAGCGGCAGTATATGTTCCAGCAAGAACCACAAGAGTCTTCGAATGAAGAACAGTGTTTAGTCTCCATCTGAAGAATGAGTCTACAGCAAATGTGTAGTCTCCATCTTCTTTTGATTCAATACTGATTTGTCCACCGGCTGATGCAACATCGCCGGTAGCAGTTTGTGCTTGTTCGTCTGATACGTTCGCTTCATCAGCAACACGAACTATGTAAAGTTCGTTAGCAATCAGAAGGTACTGTTCCGCAGCGTAATTGAGATAAGGATCACCTGACTCTGGATGTGGATATCCAAACACTGTGGCAAGTTGCCGACTTGTGCTTATTAAAGTAGGTACGTTTATTGGCCCTTTAGAAGCGAAGCCAATCAGTCCAGCACGGTGAAAGGACTGCTCGGGCGCAATAAAGGACAAATCCTTCTCGGTTATTCTTACGCTTGGCGAAATTGTATTTGACGGTGGAAATCCCCTTAATATAGCCATTGTCTCAATCTCCCTTACGAATCTCTGAGTTTGGTATGTATCTAGTGGAGATAAGACCCATTTTCTCCACTCTATCTATGTATTCCGTGTGACGTTCATCTTCAATGAGTCTTACGTTGTTACCCTTACCGATACCCGGAACTATCAGCGTTGTGAACGCACGAGGTGCAGTCCTTGACCTCACTACAAGTTGTACGGGACTCCTTCCGCTATTTCTTACTTCAATCATTCTTCCAATTCCTTTACTGCTTGTTCTAACCTAGCCAAGACTTCGGTAATATCTTCATCATTAGGAGAATCAGTGATTTCTACTTTTGTCTTAAGAACTGCTTTCTTTCTTACGATTGGTTGAGCCACGAATGACTCAGCCGTGAAAGTAAACTGATACTTAAAGACTCTCACTGCTTGGTCGCCCGGTTCAACATCTACATTATTAGCAATTGAATCGAGCTTAACACCAATCTCCCATGAAATTCCTCTTACCCTTATGTATGCCATGGGGGAGAATTTTGTAATGATTTGAGTAAGAATCTGATTCATGTCCTCTTCATACAGCGTCCACGCATACAGTGTGTAGCTGATATCAATTGGTATACCTCTCGAAACTCCAAAAATTGTGTCTCGATTATACCTTTCGCTTGTAGTGAATCCCGGTTTCCAATTGGTCTGGGGAGTTCTTAAGTAATCAATTGCTTTATGATAAACATAACGGTCTTGATTGTATTGATAATTTGAGGCATGAATCGCCATCATTGGCAATCTGATTCTGTCAACTACTAAACTTTCATCTTTTCTGACATTTTCTTGGATTATGTAAGCCACAGCTTTTTCTTGAGTGGCCCAAATAATGGGAATGTCAAATGATTTCCCAGATTCATCAATAACAACAACATCAGAAAACATTTGCTTCATTGCTTCGTCAGCCCCACGTAGAGTTTTGGCATAACGATAAACAGTGTTTCTGTTTGGGGGGCTCATCCCCTGTTCATTTATGATGTGTCCGGTTTGTTGAGGATCGCATAAAGCTGGAGCACCCTGCCCCAATTTGTTTTGCGTTGCGTCCTCTAACCAAGAAAGATCACGTGAGGTAACATCTTGTTGACTTGTTAAAAATGGTTTGTGATCAATAGTTCCCGAACCTTTATCTTGTAGACCATCTCTACAGAAAGCAGGAGGGGCATCAATGTTTAAGTCTTTGGTGCCACCGGGTTCGTTACATGAGTTTAGATCGGGTTCAGACATATTTATTCCTATTGTTATCTATGCTTTATGGATACATTCTAACTCTTATAAGATGGTGGCCAAATGAAACCTTACAAAATCATAAAGAGTAAACATCCAAACCTTCAAAAAAAGAAGGTAATTGGAAGTCTCAAGAAATCAAGCATTCCATTTCGGTTGTTTAAGAATATACATCCGCCTCGGAGAGTTAAGTTCGTATTTGAAGATGTGAAATACGAAGTTGCTCCTAGCGATGGAATATTAGAGCATCCAAAAGACGGAGTGAAAATTATTCTGGACCAGACTGGCCACCAGCAAAATTTGTCTTCGGATGACGACTGAGATCCTTGACGCTGTTGACTTTGAAGTCTGGTTCACGCTGTGTGACTTTTCCCTCTCCGGTTGTAAGCGACTCTTGGAATCGTTCGCACATAACTTGGAGTCTTAGCTCTCCCCACAATTTGAATGTTTCTACGTTGCGTTGAATCACAACCCAGTTTTCTCTTTTGTGAGGTGAGTAAATTCTTGATCCAATTTTTGGAGCATGTCCAATTGTGTTGAGAACATGACGGTAATTGAATTCGAACATCATCTCATCAGGAGAGTCGATTCCAAATGCGTTCATAAAGTTCTGCGAATGAATTGGTTCGTAATATCCAACAACTTGAACTGGGTGCTGTGACCAAAGTTTGTCACGTGCTTCCACATAGAGGCTGTCAATGTTACTGACGTTTATGAAAATTTCATAATAAAACAGCGGCGATCCACCGATCTCGATCACCTCTTGATCCCATACGTTGAAGAGATCATGCTCGGTGTTCTCCGGGTCGAACTGTTGCAAGGTGCCGGTTGTCTTAAACGGCGTTCCATCTGGATTAAGAATTCCCATAACAATATGTATGGGTTGTCAATCTGATTTGATGTTCTACGGGATAAATAACATGGCCCCAGAAACGTAGGAGGAATCATGGAAGGCAAGAAGAAAGAGTTGTTTGGATGGTTTAAGAAAGAAAAAACATTCACAGTTGACGAAGTTCAAATGCTCGTTGACCAAGTAAAAGTATTCAATGCGGGTTGCATTGATGAGTATCTCAGTGACCACGTGGATCAAGTCTTCATAACATGGCTTGAAGATTTGAAAAAATAAGGAGGGAATCATGGAAATGAGAAATAATGCCAACCCTGTTGGCGAAGTAAAATTAGATGAAGCCATTGATGGATATGTTAAAATCATGGCCGCAGAATGGGACGCCAATAAAGAGGTCGTCTCTTGGTGGAGAATTTTTACCAAAGTTAAGGTTAGTTTCAATCACGTTACAGATTTTTTGCTTAAAGCATTAGATGATCTTATCGCTTATGTAGATGAGTGGGTGGATTCAAATGGTGCTGATAAAAAGGCTACAGTTCTTGCAGCCGTAAGCAAGCTTTATGATTACGTGATTAAAGAAGCTATGCCTATTTGGATGAAACCATTTGCTGGCCCAATTAAAAGCTACGTCATTGAAGGTATACTGTCTCCATCTATTGACTGGATTGTTGACAAGTACCGTAATGGAGATTGGAGAAAACCAACTCAAGAAGAAGTTGTTGCCCAATGGGAAGTTAAAGCACAATCGTTCGGCGTACCGTTCGGTGGCTCTTTGCCTAAGTGATAATGGATAAACAAAAAAGGCCCGTAAGAATGATCATTCTTACGGGCCTTTTTCTTTGACACAGCTAGCAAAGCTATTCGGCTTCGGCTACTGGGCCTTTGACTTTTCTAAAGTAATTTACCAACACTGACAGTCCAGCCACAACTATAGGCGTCCATACGCCAAAATCTGTACCTGATACCCAAGATGAAAGATAAGTAAGTGCTGCGCCTCCACCAGCGATGAAAGCACCTTTTACTACCTTCCCCCAGTCTGTCGCATCTAAGTTTAATTTCATAAGTTTCTCCATAGGGTTTAACATCCTATGTATTCTTATTGCCTTGATTTCAAACCGTGGAACTTATTAAATTCCTCGTCAGACATTTGGCCTCCAAGCTTGCAAGGATTGAACCCAGCCGCTCTCTTGGCTTCCATGTCAGCACGGACATCTTCGTCTGAATGACGAGCCGTATCTTCATCTGACAAAGGAGTTAGCTCATGTCCGCTGCCTTGATATCCCATGTCTTGGAGTTTGTATTCTGTAGGCTCAGGCACACCATCATTGTATGGTTCGCCGTTTACTTTATTCCAAAATTGGCAAAAATTATCCATGCCCTATTGTAGTATTTGGGTTGCGAATTTTTCTTAAACAATGTAAGATTACGATCTTACAGAAGGAGGCAAGGATGCCGTATCTCTTAAATGACAAGAAACACCTTGAAGAAGTTTTGTCGAGATGCACACAAGTAGCAGCAGCAAAGGAATTGGGATGCGGAAAGAACACTGTTGAACGAGCCATCAAACGTCTAGGCATACACTACGAGAGAAAGACTGGCTTGTGTGGCCCAAACGCCGAGTTGTTAAAGAGTTTGCCGAAAGAACTCTCTCCTGACCAAAAAGATATAGTTACAGGATCTCTCCTTGGTGATGCTTATGTTTCGAAATCAAAATTCTGGCTAAGAATGAAGTCAACTCGTGAAGAATATGTCAAGCACATACGAGAATGTCTGCTGCCCTTCTCTATGGATGTGTTTGCCGAAAAGAGGCGTAAGCCATCTAAAGTAAATGGCGTAATCAACCATGACATAGAGAACTGGGGTGGTGAATACAGCTATTCGGCGACATTTTATACAAGATCAGTACAGATATTTCGTTCTTTGCGTGACCAGTGGTATCCTGATGGTTACAAGCGTGTGCCGCAAGACCTCAAGTTAAATTCCAAAATTTGTGCTCACTGGTTTGTTCAAGATGGAAGCAATTCCGTTGATAGACATTCAATTGCCTTGCATACAGAATCATTCTCTGAAAAAGAAGTTGAGTTCTTGATTCTTCGACTTAAAGAAGACATGGGAATTGATTCCACAATGCAAATTCGTTCGGATACCGGACAGCCAATAATATTCATCGGCAATGCTTCCAACAGAAATGGATATCTCCCATTCTTGA